ATTTGGTAAATATGAAATTTTAATTATTTATTGACGGTGTGAGACAAGAGTACTCGCGTTATTTATAAAATAAAATGAATTTGATACCATTAGTTAATTAAAGAGTTTATCATGGATAGTAATCATTTAAATATTGAATTTTTAAATATAGTGCGTGATTATAAATCACTGTTATAATTAATATTCATTTTTATATAATTGACACAATAATTTTGTTTGCTAGAACACGTTTATTGAATATAAAGTTACAAAGCAACACTCAGTAGTAAGTGGAGAAGCTTTGCTTTTTATGATGATATTAACAAGTTTATTCTATATAGTAATTTATTGTAAAGAAATGACAGAAGATCATTTGTTAATTTTATATGATGTTTATTGTTATAATAAATTTATAAGAACAAAAAGGTAATAAGATTTATATAAATTTTCTTTTACTGTGGAAGGTAATTGAATTGGATTTTATTATACTCTGGGGAATATACCAGGATCGAGAGATCGAAATATTACGAAGGGTGGATCTCGTGTAGAGAAGGCGGCCATCCTGATCGTAGGACATGCGATGTTTACTACGGCGCCGAAATGGAACCAAAAATAGAGGCCCTCAGGGGTACGTGCCAAATCAAATTGATGTAATTCTTAGGGAGTGATTTACCCTATCCCACGATTTTTTAAATTGTGGTTGTCGCTTTTAAAATTGCCCAAAACCAAAACTCAAAAAATACTTCGCAGTTTACCGATTTCTCTAAATCGGCAGAGGTGGATGCCTCGAATTATAATGCAAGCTTTTCTCAAGATATTTTATGCAACCCTAAATATAGTGCTGCAAGTCAATATCAGAGGAAAAAGAGAGGGAAAAACGGGAAATCTGATATAAAAAATCAGATTGAAACAACCGATGATAGATATAATCGAGTTGTTTCAGAGTTAGAATATGCTCGATTACATAAAAAACCAGTTAAGAAATTGGTTAAAGAATTAGAGTATATTAAAGCTCGTAGGAAGAAATACAAGAATATGGCCGTGGCTATGAATATGCCAATCAAAGAACGTTTTGGTGTGCCTGTTCTTGATATAGTTAATGCTCTTATAGAAGCTGCAAAATTATCGCGTAGCTTAATTGGTGAAAATACATTACGTCTTTTATTAGATGTATTGGTATCTTTGTACAATATTTATAAGAGTAGTGATTGGAGTAGTGTTATGATTAATATTACTAATTTATTTTCAAAATTTTTATCAACAAAGCATGTTGAGCTTGCTTTGGATTGGTTTAAGAAAACCTTTACTTGCTTTGCTCAAAGTGATAATAATCATGGTTGGAAGAATATGATTGAATCATTTTTTGATGTTGTTGACAGATCGGTGAATGATGCTTTATGGAAACATATAGAACAATTCATTCATAAAATCATATTATTATATACGTCTACAAAGAAATTAGTTTCATTTGAAAGTGTAGATACAATGACAGTATGGAAAAAATTTCAGGACTTTCGTGAAATGTTTCCTGCGTGTCAAGATATTATAAGCTGCTTTTTTACTGGTTATGAATTCATTACTGGTAATTGGCAACATATAGTTAGTGGTGATTGGTCAAAATTAGCTCTTGGTAAAGAGCAATCTAAAGAATTGGAGATAGAAGTTCGAATTTTAGAAACAGCGTACAATTATGTTATTTCTAATCAAGAGATTGCTTTAAAAGAGCATTATGATATGACTCCCGATCAATATGATACTCGTTTGACAAAAGCTCTTAAGAGAGCAGAAAATTTGTTGACGAGTTGTACTTCTGTACAACAAAGAATATGTATTTCTCAATTTATTAAGTCTTTAACTGAGAAACAACATAATTTATGGGCTAGAAAAGCTGATGCACCTACAAAGGAACAAGCATGGGCTATAAAATTATCTGGGCCATCAAATTGTGGAAAATCAACAATGGTTAATTTATTGAGCAAAACTATTTTACATGCTTATAATCATGATCCAAAGGATAATGGATTATGTGTTATAACTAATATTGAAGAGCGATATGAATCTTCAATAAAACCTTCACATAAGATCATAGTGGCAGATGATGTGGCAAACAATGCTAATTCAAAACCTAATTATGATCGGATATTGAATTATGTGAATACAGTACCTCGTGCTTTGGAAAAAGCAGGGGTTACAGAAAAAGGTAATCAATATCCTGGAAATGATGCTCTTATTGTAACCACTAATGTGGAATCATTGAGAGCAGAAGAATGTTCTGCATGTCCAGAAAGTATTTTGAGGCGTTTTAATTTAGATGTTGAAGTACATATTAAACCAGAATTTGCAACAGATTATGGTGGATTAAAAACACAAGATGAAATTCGTTTTGATGTCTATGATTTAGTACTAAAACGTTTTTCAAGTTTTGATGCCGAAAATGGTAACATATTGTGGAGTATTGTTCCACGCACAGAATGGAATCCTAGTAACAATAGTGATTTTCCAGCTCTATGTAAATTTGTTGCTCAAGATATTGCAGCTCATCGTATAAGACAATCTAAACAATCTGAAATGCAAACTTCACTGCGTGAATGTATATTTTGTGAAGAATGTCAAGTACCAAAAGTTGTTTGCACTTGTATACCTGTTATGGCAGAAACCCAAAGTTTTGCAACAGCTTGGAATGAATATAGTTCAGCTGAATTGTGGCGTGCACGAAGTACTCTTACAAGTTTGAAAAAGTTTTTCACAGATTGTTATAAAAATACTTTATTTTGGAAAAAGATATGGTCAGATCGTATCATGTTATCAAATATGATAGCTTTTTTTATTCTCTGTTCATTTACTGGTCTATTTATTGGTAGAGAATTAATGCAATTCATAACACTGACACTATTATGTTTTGGTATGATGTATTATAAAAAACTCATAATAGAAATTGATCAAGAATTAAGTAAGAGAACTGATAGATTGTCTTCATTATGTGAAGATGTTCGCGATCATTTAAAGAATAATTCTATAAAATATTTTGCAGGTGGAGCGATAATTTTTACATTATATGGTTTTTATAAAGTTTTAAAACCATTAATGAATACCCAAGATACGACATCATTTCGTGATAATATGTTGAATTATTGGGATAAACATTTGGATTCTCCTAGAGATGATAAATGTGGTGTTGTAACACAAGATGAGAGAAATTATAAAGAAGGTTA